GCCAGGCCACGTGGAGGACCTGGCCGCGCGAGAAGGCGCTGTCTTGACCCGTGTTGACGACCGCCGCGTCCCATGCATAAGCGTTGGACGAATTGCCGATGTCGAAGTGATGCGCGAGCCGCTCCCACAGGTTGCCGACGCAATCGACGAAGTTGGCGCACGAGACGCTTTTCGCGACGGCGCCGGTGTTGCAGGGGCCGGTGTTGCTGGTGGCCGACCAGGCGGTGTCGTTGTTGCCATCCGCGCCGGCAGGCGCGCCGTAGGCCATCATGAGCCACTCCTCGAAGGTGGGCTCGCGCATGCCGGAGGCGTGCAGGCCGCGGTGCAGATCGAGTTCGTTGTAGCCGCCGGTGGAGCGCACTGGCTGCACGTTGTAGCGGCTGCCGAAGATCACGTCCGGCCACGATCCGGAGATGGGCGAGAGTAGATAGATCGACCCCCAGCGGCCCGGCGCGAATTCGGCCATGCCTTCCGGCGAGCAGCGCGGGCGGTTCAATGCATCCCAGACGCTGTTGGGCACGATGCCGACGGTGGGCGTGTAGCTCGCCGAAAAGCGCTGGCTGATGGGCCGCGTGCGCCCGACATGGAAGCCGCCGATCTTCCGCGAATTTCCGGCAGAGTAGCCGTTCGGCACGGCGGCGTTTTTCGAGAAGACGATCTTGGCGTAGCCGCTCGCCTGCTGGCAGGCGTAGATGTAGATGTCGTCGCCGAGATTCAGCGCGGTCACGCTGCCGTCGTGGTTGCCGGAGGCGGTGGGCGAGAGCCCAGTCTGCGCGGCAAGCAGATAGCCTTTGCCGTTGCCGCCAATGTTGAGCATCCCGGCGGGGATGTCGATGAGGTCGCCACCACTGTTCTTGGCGATGCGCCCTTGCAGGCTGATGAAGCCGGCGGCCTGCGCCGGCACGATGAGGATGTCTCCGGCCGCCATTTACGCGCCCTCCAGTTCGTTGACGATGGCCTCGACTTCGGCCAGGGTGTAGCCCAGTTGAAAGAGCCGCGCATTCGTGTCCACCACGCGCCGTTCTTGGCGGCGCTCGGGCAGCGACTCACTGGCTTCGATCACCCAGTATTCGGGAGGCTCGCCATCGGGCGCCTCGCCGTCGGCGAGCACGCGGTCGAACACGTAGTGGTGCGCGGCCTCGATGAGACCGCGGAAGTGCCGCGCCACGGCGGCGCGGCCAGCCTCGCCGCGGCGGGCGAGATCGAGCGCCATGTCGAAGTCGGCGCGGGTCTGAAGAATCTTCGGAATGCCTTGCATGAGCAGCTCCTTATTGTTCGATCAAGACAAGAGCGCCGCCGCGCACGGCGAGCTGATAGGTCTGGCCGAATTCACTGGCGGGCTCGCGAGCGGCCGCGAAGCCGCCTGGCGTGCTGCCGTCGTGCACGACAACGGTTTTCTTGGTGGTATCGACGGTGATCTCGCCCTCGGCGCCGATGAAGCTGGCGTGCTGGGCGGTGGTGCCGCGTCTGCGGCGGATGGCGATGGGTGTTGGCATGAGCAAGCTCCTTAGGTCAGGGTTCCCAGGTCGATGGCCTCGCCCTGGCCGTCGACGGCCAGATCGAGCGCCAGACCGTAGACGTTGTGCTCGGCCTCTCCCAGTAAGGCGGGCTGGGATAGGCCGCCGAAGTCGGCGTTGTTGACGAATAGGCCGTCGCTGGCACGGCGCATCTGATACTGCGGGTGCGGATCGGCCTTGACTTCATGCTCGGCCACGAGCGCCAGCGCCTGGGCGCCAGACGGATCGACGCTGATGGCGATGTTGCCGGGCGCGGCAGCGCCTAGCGTCATGTCGTAGGCGAAGATGAAATCGACGCCTGGAAACTTCTGCGCCAGCACGCCGGCAGGCTGGCTCCAGTAGGCAAACAGCACGCCGCCGGCATTCGGGTCGCCGGCCCACAGGCCGATCTCGGCGATGGGGTAACCCGTCTCGGACGCGAAACGCGCGGCGATGCGCAGCTGGTTGGGCGCCGGCTTGCTGCCGCCGGAAATCGTGACGGTCTGCCGTGGATCGAGCAGCGCGACTTCTGCGCCGTTGGGCGTGCGGTTGCCGCTGCCCAGCTGCACATGGGTGAGCGACAGGTCAAAGCCGAGCTGCGCCTGCGAGACGGCGGCGGCCAGCCCGGCATCGGTGAGAGTGAACTGGATGGGCGTGGTCATGGTCAGATATCCCCTTGCTGAAGCGTGCCGTGGCCGGCCATGAGCAGGAAGCCGTGGCCGGCGGCGGCGCCGGCGTGGGCGGAAGCGCCGCGCAGGGGCTGCGCCAGCAGCTCGCCCGCGCCCTGCCACTGCATGTGCGCGGTGCCGCAGGCGGCGATGGCGGCGGCGGCGAGCGCGGCGGCAGCGATGCGGTAGCTGGCGTGCCGGCTCACCGGCTTCCACTCGTCCACGTGGCGCTGCGCCACCTCGAACGCCGCCGGCTCACGGGCGGCCGGCTGACCGGCGGCAATATCCACGGTGAAGGTGAACGGCGCGCCGGCCGGCGCCTGCTGCCACCACTCGGCGAGCTCAGCCTCGATGCCGGAGATCGCCAGCGCCCGCTTGACCGCCCATGGCGTGCCCTTTTTGCGGTGCAGCGCGATGGCGCTGGCGAGCAGCTGGCGGCGCTTCGCGGGCGTGTCGGCGAGCCGCCAGCCCTCGAGGTCGGTGACGTGCCAGCCGTAGGCGAGCACGGGCAAGAGCCGCTCGTCCACCGCATCCACCAGGTGGGTGAGCGCCTTTTCGACGGGCAGAGACTCCAGCCGCGCCGACAGGTCGGCCAGCGCCGCAAGGCGCTCGTCCGCGGCGATCACGTCGGGATACCAGGCGCGATCAGGCATCTTCGACCCCCTCGACGGTCACGGCGATGGCGGTCGCGTGCGTCCAGTGGTGCGCATCCGCCGCGATATCGGCGGCGGGCGCATCCAGCGTCACGCGCTTGACGCCCGCCACGTGAAGCGCAGCGATCAGCGCCGAGCGGGCGATGTCGTTGCCCAAGCTGCTGGCCTTGCTCGCGCAGAATGCGGTCACGGCTGCCAGCGCCGCCTGCCGCACGGTCTCGGCATCGCGCTCGGCATAGACCACGAGCCGCGCGGTCACGGTGTATGGAACATCCATCGGGTCTTCCACCCGCACCGTGTCGCACAAGGGGCGCGCGTCTTCGGCGGATGCAGAAGCGAGCACGCGGGCTTTGAGATCGGCCGATGGCATAGCCGGTGCGCCGTCGATACTGCCCAGCGGGTGCAACACCACCACCCCCGGCTCTGGCGAGCGCACGGCCACGTCCAGCACGGCGGCGTCCGCGCTGATGGCGTGGTAGCGGTAGGCCAGGCGCGGCCCGGCCACGGAGAAATGCTCGGGGGCCAGGCGGATGCGTTCGCGCAGGCGCTCGTCGTCTTCACCCGGCAGGCGGGATACGCCCACCAGCTCGCCCAGGTAGTCGAGCATGGGCGCGCGGGCGAAGGCGACCAGGTTTTGCCGGGCGGCCTCGTTGATCGCGGCGCGGCACAGGGATTCGCGGTAGGCGCAGATGTCGATGAGCAGCTGCTCGGCCTGGCCCGGATACACCGTGCGCCCGGTCGCGGTCTCATAGGCCGCCTTGAGCTCGGCTGCGATGGCCGCCGGGTCGTCGTTGATGAGCTTGATAGGGTCGGTCATGGACGCACCTCGGCCAAGCCGGATAGACCATCGGCGGCGGTGAAGTGCACGCCGATGCGCAGGTGGTGCGCCTCGTCCAGATCGACGCTGACGCGCTCGATTTTGACGCGCGGCTCCCAGCGCCGGATGGCGGCGTAGACCTCGCGCACGAGGTGCGGGCGGGCGCGGTCGATGGGGTGGTCCAGATAGCGCCAGAGGTCGGATCCGAACTCCGGGCGCAGCGGGTCGCTGCCGCGGCGCGTGGTGAGGATGATGGCAATGGCCTGGCGCAGATCGTCGAGCGCCTGCGCGTAGCCCTCCCTGCCCAGGGCAAGCTGCCAGTGGGCGCGGCGCGGGATGGAGGCGGCAGCGGGCGCAATCATGGCAAACATGATCCTCGCGCGCGCAAGTGGCTTGAATCCTGATTGGCTTCAGGCCGAAAGGTCATCGGCAAACACATCCGGGCTGCCGGTGGCGGCGGACGAGCCGCAGTCGACCGGATCGCCGATGCGTCCGGCGGCGCGGCCGTTGACGAATACGGTCGGGCTGCCGGCGGCGAGCGCGCTGCCGTGACAGACCGGCCCGCAGCAGTGCGCGGCCCAGCCGTCGCCGACGCGGTGCCAGCCCAGGCCGTTGACGAAGACGTCCGGGCTGCCCTCGATGTTGGCGCGGCTGGGGTAGCAGCCGTGGCCGGTGCAGGTGTCGGTGTGGCGGTGCGCGGCGGGCATGGCGTCAGTTGAGGTCGATGCGCGGCGCGCGCAGGATGATGTGCGTGGCCGAGGCGATCTCGATGTCGCCGACACAGCGGACGCTGAGCTTGTGCGTGCGCCGGTCGTAGTCGATGGCGGTGCCGTCGGCAAAGCGGATGTGGTGTCGATCCGGCGCGCCGGTGACGGGCGCCGGGTCGCGCTGCGAGTAGATGCAGCCCAGGCACACGCCGGACTCGCCGCGGCGGTCGAGCAGCACGGCCACGTGCTCGCCGATGTCGGGCAGGCCGTAGTGACGGTCGCCGCGGCTACCCATGGTGAGCACGGGCAGCCACCAGGTCTCGATCTCGAGGTCTGGAATCTGGGCGCGGATGGTGTGCGCCACTTCATCCAGCGCGGTCACGAAGCCATAGCGCAGGGTCACGCCGGCCTCGTCGTGGGTCTCGATCATGGCAGCCTCCGGGTTTGCAGGTCGGTCGTGTAGCCAGCGCGCGAGAGGGTGTGCCGCGCCTCGACGATGAGGTAGCGGCCATCCAGGCGCGCGAAACCCTCCAGCCGCACGATGGCGCCAGCCACGAGCGCCGGGTCGCCGGGCAGCGAAAGCTCCAGCGCCGTCTTGTCCACGGCGTGGCGCTCGGCCTCGCCTTCGGCCTGTGCGGCGGCGTCCTCGGGCGAGCGGGCGCGCCGGTGGATGCGGCGCACGTCGACGGGCTTCACCTCGCCGGTGGCGGCATCCTTGCCATAGACGACGGCGGCTTTGCTGTCGTGGTGCTTGACCTCCACCTTTTGCGGCACATCGGAAATCTTGTCGCGGTAGCGCCAGGCGGTGATGAGGGCAGGCGACAGCACCGCTACATCCTCCTGCTCGGCCAGATGGCTTGCCTTGGCCACCGCCAGCGTCAGGCTGTTGTCGGCGAGCTTGACGGTGTAGCCGTACTCGGCCAGCAGCCGGCGCACGAAGGCCCAGTCGCCCTCCTGGTATTGCGTGACGCGATCCAGCAGCGGGTCAGGCTCGATCTTGCCCGCGCGTTTCGCGCCAAGACGGGCCGCCACGGCATCGACGATCTGGGAGAGACGGAGGTTTTCATACGCCCGGCCCAGCCGCGTGCGCACCTGGCGCGTGATGCCGGCGGAGAGCGCGCGGATGCGCACGCTCAAGGGCGGCGCGGCGATCTCGATCTCGTCCACCTCCATCTCGCCGGTGTCGCCGAGCAGCCGGTCGCGGTAGCCGTAGCGCATTTGCAGCGTCACCCCCTTGTCCGGATACCAGTCGGCCAGCCACCGGGTGTCGCGCACGGACGGGCTGGCCAGCTCGACATCGAGGTCGTCGGCCTCGCCCGAGAGCCGGTCGGTGTAGGTCGCGCTCATCAGGTAGGGCGAGAGATCGGCGGTGACGTCGAGCCCGTTGTAGAGGAGCTCGACGGCGGGGTGGATCAGCGACGCCATGGCGGCAGCCTCGCGACAGAGGCGGCAGCATCGCGCCGCTCGATGATGGGCACGACGACGCGCTGGCCGGAGGGCAGCGTCGGGCGTGCGGCCAGATGCGGGTTGGCGGCCAGCAGGCGCGGCAGCTCGGCCACGTCGCGGTAGTAGCGCCAGGCGATGGCGTCCCAGCGCTCGCCGTCGCGCGTGATGTGGATGAGCGCCTTCATGCCACCGCGCTCCGGATGGCGATGTCTGCGGCAAGGCTCGACAGCGCCTGCCGCCCGCCCTCGAGGGCGCGCAGGGCGTATTGCGCACCGCTTGCGGCGGACTGGGCGCGCAAAAGGATGTCGGCCGGCCCCGCACCATCGAGCACGGATGCTGCCGCCTGCAGCCGCAACACGGCCGCCTGCGCGGCGCTGGCGGCATCGGCCAGACGCGCCACGCCGGAGAGCGCGCCCACTGGCAGCGCATCCGCTGCGCCGGAGATCGACGCCGCCACGCTCGGCGCCAGCGCCAGCGCAGACGCCGGCGCGACCTGCGCGAGGCTCGCGAGACTGGCCGCCTGCCCGGCCACATCGGCCACGCGCGACGCGCCTGCCACCGCCGCCGAAACCGTCTCGGCCAGATCGCCCACGGGCGAGTCGGCGATCACCGTCGCGATGGGCGCATCGACCACCTCCACGCCGTCGGCCACCGGCGCTTGCCAGCCGGGCAAGAGCACCGCCGGCGGATTGGGCTCGGCCGGATCGCCCACGCACTCTTTGAGGGTCAGGCGCGCCTCCAGCGCCATGAGCGCCCCGGCGCCATCGGTCTGGAGCGTGGTGGTCTCGATGTCGGTGAGCACGAAGACGCCGCGGTATTCG